CCACCCATCTTACGTTCGGCAAGCTGCTTGTCACTGATTTTCTCAGCGCCAGGAATTACGGCTTGCTCGCCATCTCTGGCTGAGCGGCTTTCTGGCGCAGCCGTATTGTCGCCTTCTGCGCCCCTATCAGGTTCGTTAGCCTGCGGCGCTTCTCTGGCCTGTAGTTGTTCTGCTTCTGAAACTCCTGCATTAGCTCCAGACGCTTCTTGCTGCGATCCAGCTTCTCCTGTGGACTCAACATTATTCTCTCCTTCGGAAGTTAGGTTTCTATCTTTTAGTGCCTGAGCTATTTCAGGGAATGCGCTTTCCAGCATAGCATCCAAGCCATCTTCTTGTGCATCTGCGGCCTGATCTGCTTCTTGGCCATTTTCCGCCATGATAGCTTCGCGCTCATGCACATCATGGATAATATCCTCCATGTCACGCTCTTTGCCAGTATCAACGCCAAGCGCTTCTGCGCGGTGCATGTAGTCCTGATCTATACGATACTGATTTTCATCGGCCTGAGATTCATCGCTCTTATTCACCTCATAATCAGCATCATCAGATGAATATACCTTTTTCCCGCGCAACTCATTGTCTATTGCATCAAGCAATTCACGGGTTGTTTCAAAATTGCCATAGCGTGCTTCCTGCGCCAATGCGCGAGCAGTGTCGAGGTTTAAACCATTTTTTCTTACAAGCTTACCGGCGCCTGGAATGAATTTATTTTTAGCGTCCTTTAATTCATCGCCCTCATTCTGAATACCGCCTTTATGGGCAAGGAATTGAATAAGGCTTAATGCCTTTGGCGTTTTCTTGGCTTTTGGTTTTTTCTCGCCAGTGCCTTTTAGTTTTTCGGCAATCTGGGATTTTCCGCGTGTCTGTATTTCCCTATCAAGTCTTCCTGCATATTCTTCAAGCGCAGAGAATTGCTCATCCGTCATGCGTTTGTCTGGATTTGCTTTATTATCTTCTATGAAAGCTTTCTCAACCTTGCGCTGAGTCTTATATAAAGCCTCTGGAGTAAGGGTGGTGGGGTCTGGAAGATTCACTGATGTGCCAGCTTCCCCACCAATTCCAACATCATTATTCTGTGTGCTTTGCGCACTCGTGGATGTGCTGGTTTTCCCATCTTTTTGTGTAGTAATTTCAGGTTGAGTTAGCAGCCCTTGCCGCCCTTGCCCTTCTTGGTTCCCTTGGCTTTCATTTAAACTTACCTCCTTTGCTTGTTGCACAGGTAGCGGTTTTACTGCCTGCGGTGTGATTTGCGATACACGTTGATTAGAAAGCACACCCATTTCTTCAAGTATTTGTTGTTTGCGCTCTGGCGTGGTTGCTGGATTATCATGCTCAAGCTCCAACATAGCCATCTTTGACTCAAGGGGATTTACATCCCTTTCAATTGGTGTAGCTGGTTTATTTTTGTTGCGTGATTTTGCCAACCACTCCTTAAATTCAGGAACGGTCATTTCAATAGGCTCACCCATCATTCGCTCAGTTGCACGCCCATCGTTAAACGCCGCATCATAAACTTTCCGTACCTGATCGGCGCTATCAAATCCAAGCATGGCCTTATGTTCATCGAATTTTCCGGTATTAGCATCAGCCTGGTTAAGGATAAACACCTTGTCAGACTGTGGATTTTGCCCGACATAAGTATCAACATGCTCCTTATCTGCGCCGCGGGTATTCTTGAAATATCCATAGGTGGCGGGCATAGTAACCTTCCACGGATTACCCTGTGGATCTACACCGGAACGCTCTGACCCCGCCGGATTCTCAATGGTAATATTTAAACCGTGAATCTTTACATGCCCCTTTTTATAGTTTCCAGCCTCCTTCTGCGCTTCGGTTGGGCTGGTATTCACAACACTTTCTGCGGCCACAATATCAATTGGCGACTGCGCTTTAACTGGAGCTTTGGGCGTGCTTTCTCCATCAGCATTTTCAAGCGCTTTTTGCTTTATTAACTTGATGATATTGTCTGTATTTTTAACATCAGGATTTTCAGTTTCTATTCTATTGAGCGTCTCTTTCATCGACGGTTGAGTAGAAACGGATTCTGGATTTGGAATAGTTAATTTAAGCGGATCCCCTGGCTTCTCCGGCAATGTCATTGGAGGCTCACCACGAACGGGAGGTTGATTTAAATCAACGCCATTTTCTTCGGCAATTTTTTTAACCTGCTCCATGAACGCATTTTTATCCCTCTCAACCTTACGATTATAGAGAGATGTTGATACATGGGCGGGCAGCGACATTGCCGCACCCTGTCCAACGCCAGTAACTCCGGCAAATGCAGCATCCTCTGCCGCCTCCCCAAGCGTCATATTAGGATTGATGGTGGCTTTATCCACAGAGCTTTGAAGTGCTTGCGTTCCAACCTCTCCAACCCCTTCTGCGGCAGAGCCAAGAAGGAGGCGTTTCATAAAGCCATATGCGGGATTGATAAGTTGATCGAGAGCTATTTTTTCCCCAAGCATTTCAGCCGAACCATAGGCATCAGATGCACGAGTTGCCTCTGGAATTGGTGTTCCTGCTTCACGCTGCTGCTGATATGCCTGCCCTGCACTTATTGCGCTCATAGGAGCAAGCGCGACTGACGGCTTCTGCGTTAATGCAGCAAGCGCCATAAACGGAATATTCGTAGCAGCGGATCCGGTTATGGCAGATGCAATATTGGGTGCGCTCCAGCGGCTATCAGTAACGGTTTGATTGCGCTCTAATTCAGCGGCCTTTTCTTTTCCATACTCATCGAGAAATCCAACGGGATCTTCAAATATAGTTCCCGGAGTATACTCATCTGCAAGCTCTTTAAGTTTTTGGCTGATATAGTTGCGCCCATGCCTTGCCATAATACCGGCAATATCACCACCAGGAAGATGTTTTATGGGATTGGAAAGCCCTTCTTTTATATTATCCCAATAACTTTGATCTTTTCCAGAGAGCAGATTTAAATCATCCGCAATCATATCCTGTGTTGATGCAGGCTCAATGGCGCGGCGAAGAACGCCAGCAACACCTTGTGCTATCTGGGGAGGGGCTTGTTTTGTAATACCTTTTAATGCAGCGGAGCCAACAGAATCATTTTCTGCTGGCGTTGCCCTGCTTAACCAGCTTGATTCATCCTTAGTATCTACGGATGATTGGCTGTCAACAGGCGTTGCTCTGTCTAGCCATGAAGCCATTACTCAACCTCTATTGCGCCGTTTTTTATAGCCTCTGGTAAGTCTGATTCTGGAATGGTGAGGAATTTTCCATTGAATTTCACTGTGCGAGTTTTCCCCATACCAGCCGCTCCAATAGGGGATGTAACGGAAATTCCACTTTCTCCGCCAGCGCCGCGCATTGACTGAATCATTTTTTGCGCATTAATCACAGCCTCTTCTGGTGTGGACATGCCATTGGTTGCGCTTTCAATTGCAGTTTTATAAACGAGCCTTGCAATAGGATCTTCCACGCCTGTGTTAAACGGCTTGCCCTGATTCATAACCGGCTCTACGGCTCCGGTCAGTTTGTTCAGGCGGAACAAGTTCCCCTCAGAATCTTTTTGCTCGTCAAACATTCCCATCTTAAGGCGCATACCTTCAAGGCCAAGCTGCTGCGCATCATGGCTTTTGGTGTAGTCAAACTTGTCGCGCTCAAACTTATTGTTTCCATATTTTTCGGCAAGATTAAGAAGGAGGCTCTCTCTGTCCATCTTCTCTTTGCGGCGGCGCTGCTTTTTCTCATCCTTGATTAGATTTTGCTTATCATAATCATCATATCCCTCAGATATGCCACGCCCTATCGCAGTGCCAACTGTGCTGCCGGGCTGAGAGTTCGCCATCGTACTCATTCCGATTTTCATGAGCAGTCGCCCCCAATCATTCCTATTTTGGGGGAGGGCTGGCGTTTCTTTATCAGAATCATCAGGAAATGCAGCTTCGTGCGCAGATCGAAAGGCATCTGGATTGAACGTTCCGGAGCCAGAAGCCATATCACGATATGTGTTATTTAGTCCGTCAAGAAGGCTTTTTCTTGGGGTTGGGGCTGGGCTATAATTAAGCGGCAATGGCATGGCTGTTTTCCTCTATTGATACGAATGGAATATCTATTGCTTCGTAGTCAACCTTGAGGAAGCCATCTTGCTCATGGACTGCGTGTGGGTATTTCTTCTTTACATCCTGGGCTATCACACCACGATATTTTTGTGGCGTACCTTTATAGCTGAACTCTACTATTTTTAATCCATTTTTCCAACCAACGATTTTAATATCATCTTTCAAGCGCTCATCGGAAAATAAACCAGCCTGGATAGCCGCTCCGCCCAAAGTAGCACCGGCACCAATAATGCTGCCCGCGGTATTGCTTTGTGGGGTTTGTTGCTGAGAATTTTTTGAGGCACTGCCATTAATGATATTGGCAAGCCATTCGATCTGACTCTTTGGATAATCACGTTTCTCAACAAACTGGCTATAATCCCAATCCTTATTCCTGTCTGCCGCAGCCTGCTGCAACTGTGCGGCCTGCGCAAGACGCGACATTTCCTGCGAGGCAATACTGCTTTTTTGCGTAGCAAGATTACCAGATGAAGCCGCGGCTGAAAGATAGTTATTTGCCTCGGTATTTTTCTGGTTGCGATTAGATTCATACCCGCGATAACGCGCATCTTCATTGGCAGTATCCGCCTGTAGTTTACGTGCGGCTTCTTGCAGATATGCCTGTAATCCAGTCTGGAATGAGCTATCTAAACCCTCAGCATAAAGCTTACGCTTACTATCTGTCAGGGAGCGTTCGCGCTCCGCATCTGTAATAGCCTGCCTACTGCCTCCAAATGATTTTCTTGAAACCTGGCCAGAGTGAGCCTGCAATGCTTGTATCTGCGCAGCGCGATCCAAGTCGCTTGCGGCAACATCAAGAACGTTATTGCGATAGGGGTTCATGTATGTGTCGGCATCTGCCTGCGTGAATTTGCCAGTGTCAATCGTATTGGCATTGTAAGTTTGACCCCACGGCGTAGTAGCATCACCAAGCCAACCAAATGCAGTATCGAAGTTTTTATTATAGTCCTGCATGCGCGAAACGGCATTTCCCGCCATATCAATCATCTGCTGGCCAGAACTTCCAATAGGCGCGTACCTTTCGCCATCATACTGCTCCAATGGCTTCAATCCGCTTATGCCGCCGATAGTTCCGTTCTGCTGTCCCTGGCTTCCAATGGTACTGGATGAACCGTAAGGAACCCATGACTTCGAGCCTGAATCAAACCATCCCCACTTATTAGAGAGTGTACCCTCTGGAACGGATCCGGGAGAATATGATTTTGGTGCAGAGGGATTATTGTTGTTTTGTCCAGTTGCTGTGCCAATGTAATTGGGATTTGAGCTTCCTGTGGGCTGAAAAACAGCGCCCTTTGCAAGGTCGTAGACTTCCTTCCCAGCGTCATCGAGCCACTTGGGATTTGAAGATGTAGATTTTTGACCACCCTTACTCATACCGCCCCCACTGGAGTCTTGTGTTTTCTTAATGCTCTGTCCCGTTATTCTCAATACTCATTCCATAAGTAAAGAGACCGCCAGCATAGTCAAATCCATTCATCTCAACAAATCGATCCAACCTCTTATCTTTACCAGAAGATATGCTAAACATAAAGGGAATCCTCTCACCAACCAACTCACTTTTTTTATCGGAAATTGATTTACAGTGAGCAATTAATTTATTTGCAATACCAAGATTGCGATACTTTGGATGCACGGTTAACCATTCGTTCATTATGTATTTGAATCGACGGTTATAATTAAATTCATAGGGAGCGCATCCAACAGATCCAACAACCCTATCTTTCAATATAGCCACAGAAGAACCGCCATAACGAATAGTGCGAAGTATCCACTCCATGCAATCCCCTTTGTCGATCGGGGGATGATTAAGAGCCATTTCACTATAGTACGTCTTAAGCAAATACATGATAGCCTGAGTATCATCAGGCTCAGCAATTCTCATAATCACTTCATTGTTATCAACATCCATTATGCACTATCCCATCACTTGAAAATTATATTTCCTTGCCTCTAAATGCGCCTTTTCCACTAGCTTATCAACGGCATGGAAACCCGTATATGATGGCAATTCATAGGAAAACTGAGCCTTCAATAACTTTTTTCCATGATTGCTTTCACCGGGAATAACGCAATACGAGACTACGGCAATCAGCCTGTCTCCCATCTCAGCCTTATAGCAATACCCCCCGCATATCATATCCAGCAAGATATGAAATGCATGTTTGCGGAAGCCAACAGCATTTATCGCCTCTGGGGATTTTTCTTTTACATAGCGCTCAAAAAGCCTAAATATCCTAACAACATCAAGCTCATCCGCAGTTTTTAAGGTTATTATCTTTTTTTCCATCACTTATCCTATTGCCTCCACAAACCAATTGGAGCCATCACTTGTAAACGTTACACTTTGGCTGTCTGTGTTTATTGTATAGCTTGCCAGGCCAATCACCGTTGCTGATCCATCCGGGGTTACGGTAATGGCATTTGTCCCCGCATTTGCGCCCGCATCATAAACCACCAGAGAAAGACCGGACCAAAGCTCAGCATCCGGCATATTGATGGTGCATGCGCCAGTCGATGTTCTTGTTACCAAAAGAATTTCATCATTTCCATCAACGTCATAAGTTGCTGAATTAACAGTAGTAAGGCGCGAAGAGCGGCGCGAAGAGCGGCGAAAATAACGGCTAACACTATCTGTAAATTGGCGCATTTTCACGCCATCATACTCATCGCCAAAAGTGGGTAAATCTTCCCTGAATGCCTGCGTTGCCATTATCTAAGACCCATCGGCTGTGCGGCGGCTTGCGGTATATTGATTGCCCAATTATCGCCAAGCTCTCTACTATAAATTTCCATTGAAATCTGATTGGCGCGTATACGGATGTTTTGCTTTGAAGTTCCGGATGTAAAGGCAACCGGTCCCTTTTCTTTGTACACTAAATCCATAGGGTACTCTTTCCCACTCAGTTTCACATAGATTGTACCACTAATGGTTTTGAAATCCATGATAATTCTGCTTACGAAACTATTTTTACCCTCACCCATTTCAAAATCAAAGCTTTTTACATAAGAGTTTACCGCCAGATTATCCTCATCTACGCCGGTTTCCATAGCGTAAATAGTCCCATTTGCGCCTGCCGCCAGCGGTGTGGAGAAAGAAGCGCTCTTATCTATCATTACGGTTTTTGGAATCAACATAGTGTTGTAATACCAGCACTTTAACTGATAATTATAAATAACAACCCTATCTACCTCTGATGAATTCGCGCTTGGATACTTCCACCAAACCTCATTGAAAGCAGTGTTTACACCACAGGTAACCAGATCTTTCTGAGCTTTGTTGAAATTCTTAAATACGTAATCATACACATCACAAGCAAGAAGCTGAACACTTCCATCATATTGATAAAAATTATCATCAGACATCCAGTAAACGGTATCGCCATTGGGGGTTCCAACTGATCTTATGCAATTGGGTGATATGGCGCCGCAATTATCCTGAAGGTGATCGAAGGAATACACATCAGGATAGCCAATAAACATCATGCTATAAGCGCCTGTATCACTTAGAATAATTATTTGTTTCCGCGCATAAATTGCCGTTATCAAGCGATTGCCGCGCTCAAGGCGCTTATCACCGGCAGTATTGGTGGCAGAGGGAGTCCATAGTGTGTAATCCTCTTGGCTGCACCAGCGAACCAGCATTGGATCGCTGTTTGCGCCATCATGCGCCCCCAAGGAAATCAGATGCCTGTCTTCTGGAGAGACAACAATAAATTCATTGGTCGATGGAGCTTGGCTGATAAGCGTGCACCGCGTGGCAACCCCAACGCTGGTATCCCATATATAAATTTGTTTTCCACGGGGATTGAATAGAATATCCTCTCCCCATCCATCTATGGCAACCGTCCTTGCGATATTGGTTATTCCTGATGATGTGCGCGGAGTTCCAAATGTTCCTGCATTAAAAGGGCCTCCGCCAAATCCAGCGCCCACAGAATTATATTCGTCACCGGCATTTATTTCATAATCATAGTCAACCGATCCATCACCGAAACCAGCCTCTGAATTGGTTGCAATAACACCGCTATCAATTGTGTAAGTGTTGGCATCTATGACGGAAACTACCTGATATTCGCCATTTATTAAAATTAAATCTATGGGGGAAGCGGTGCTATTGGAAAATACCACATACGTTCCCACCTCTAGGCCGTGAGAAGTGTGAGCTACAGTAACCGTATCCGTTGTTGCTGTGGTGCTGAATGGATTATTTAGCGGGGTGGATGAAAAAGGCGCAGCGGTACTGTCTCGTAATGGGGTTACATTGGACATATCCCCATCTTGATAAATATAAAAACGAAGATTGGTTCCCAGCGCTGTATATTTCTGGCGATTAAAATCCACAAAAGGAAACATGCGGCGGCACTTTCCTAAAAAAGTTCCACCATTTTGCGCACGGGTTCCGCCCAACTTCTCAGGGAGACCGTTTTTACCAAAGCGGGAATATTGGCCATCTTTCCAGCGATTCTTTGCATCACGTGGGGAAAGTTCCGTTACAAATCCTGGTAATACAGCAAAATCATTATCTGTCATTTTTTATGATCCACTAAGGGTTAATGCCCTATAAGCTATATTACCACCAAATAGCCCAATATCTATAAACTCATTGTTTGATGTTCTGAATAAGTCATTATCGGAATTAACGCCCGCATTGTATAAGCTTTGTGTTGTATATGGGGTGGTGATGACAAGCGATGGTGACACATTAAATATCTTGGTAAACGCAGTGTTCGATCCGGCGTAGTAAGCGCACAGGAATTGCTGCACATTTATTTTTGTAGCAACGCTATGAGTTGCCCCACTCGCAATAGTGGTTGATGATGAGACGCTGTTAATTACAGTTCCCGTATAATTAATTATGTTGGCCTGGCCGCGGGCTATGCAGATAATATTACTTCCATCAAACTCAACGAGAGATATGGCCTTATCCGCTCCAGACACTCCCGATTGTACAGTTGTGTACGTGAACGGGGTTACAATACTGCCTCCTGATATTTGCACAATATTTGCGCGTATATTTACATCGGAGTATCCAGATACCAAAAGAGCGGCATTACTGGATAGTTTAAACCATTTTGGGAAGCCTGATACGGTTCCCCCGCTTGGTGCCTGAGTGGTTTCAAATGTGCTAACCACAGACGTTCCCGATATGGTTAGGTAAACCGTACCCTGTCCTGATGATCGCTGATACGTTAATAAAGCTTCTGTGGAGCTAAGTGACACAAGCGCAAGCGGAGAATTTGCAGCGGAATTTATCAGTAATGGCGTTCCAATGGTAATGGTGCTTCCTGATATTGTGAGAACAGCGACATAAGTTGAACGAGGTGCAGAAGTTCCCACATTATAGGCGATCAGTGCGGAGGTTTCTGAAATCTTCACTACATCTACAGACTGAAACTCAGTAGCCACAGTTCCATTGACAAGTGTTTGAGTGGATCCGGCGCTCAGTGTGGTTGGCGTTAGGATTGTGCTTATGAATCCCTGCAAATCATTGCTTCCGCCAGAATCAAACATTACCGTAAGCAGCGCTGAATTGCTAAGCTGTATTGTTTTTACAACCCCAGACGAGTATGTAGATGCTGGTGATTTAAGGGTGCTTAATCCAGATAGCGTAATGGCTTGCGACAAGGTAAGACCTCCGCCACCAAATCCCATCATGAAGTTTGAGAAATACATTAAGCGTCATTCCCTGCATCCGTGGTGAAGTAAATCACAATGCCTATAAGCTTTGCATCTGCCGCCATAGTATCAGATCCGTTGGCCGTATCACGTCCTACACGATAAGATGCTCTTTCTCCAGCAGCCGGACTTCCTGATATGGTAATTGCCGAGCTTTCATCAGAAATAAGCTGGCGGTTAGCAGCAGATTGCACGTTATCAATAACCGTTACCGCTGTGCCGTATGTTGCATCAAATGCCTCATTATCGCCCACCGCTACACCTTGCAGTGTCCACGCTACACCGCTCGTATCAGATGCTGTGGTTGTCCAGTATGCCCTAAATGTTACAGTTCCTTCGTTCCACGAAGGGGGCATAGCCGCCTCAAATTCAGCGTACTCAGGTGAGCTTGGATCAAAATCGAGAGATTTAACGGAGGGTTTTCCTGATGAAATCGAAGTAACCACAAGGCTTTGGCAACCACTGGTTACGCTAGGCTCCATTGCTTTTGCTGGAACCCATACGGCCTGCTTACCGATTTTTGCGCGATCATTGAATATTTGATATGTATCGGTACCATCGCACATTACAGCCACAATAAATCCTTGTGGAACCGTAATACCGGTGCCGCCGGATGTTTTTATGGTAACTGTATAATTTCCAGTGGTTGCATTCCATATCACATAGGTTTTAGTAACCGCGGGAATCGTAACCGTCCTATTTGCTGGAAGCACACCGGTAAATTTTAGCATGGCGCTACGGGCTTCGTCAGCAGCACCATTGTTAGTGGTAAGGGTTGCGTCACCGGCAGCAAGTGCAACAGAGGAAAGACCGGAAACAGCATCCTCAATCAACTCAAATACGTTGTTATTGAGTATCTGTCCCCAGGTGTTATTTTTTTCACCATCCGCCATTTTCTCAAAGCGTAAGATGCTGGTAAATGTAGATGCCATACTATTAATATCCCCTTATGATTGCGTTTGCAGGATCACCTGTTGGCCACACAATATTAAACTGTCCATCTGGATTATAGGATGTCCCGAAATCTATTACCGCTATGGCTCGATTAGCTTTTGTTGAATTATAAAGAAGCCCAGCACGCACATCACTTAGATAAACCAGCGGAAACTCTGTATCCTCAAAGTCTACCAACATCATTGAACCAGCACCTACATCACCCTGCGTTAATGGGTTAAGCTTTGGAAATCCAGATGAAGGCGTTACTATTTCTCCGCCTGGAGTATATCCGGCGCCGGAAACTTCGTTAGTGGTTGTGTATGCCGTTGTGCCAATATTAAGTGTTGCAGCGCTGGTATAAAGCGCGAGCTTGATCGTATCCGTTCTGAAATCATGGATACCCTGCACAAGCTCCAGTTTAAATGATGCACATATTCCGTGAACGCTTGCCATTATACAGTAGCCTCCACTTTAGAATTTGATTCAAGAGGGGCAAAATCCTTACGGCGCATAGTCTGCAATTCTTCCCGCGCCTTTGGAAGCATGTCATTATAGTCATCGCTCCACTCCTGAACACGACCATCACCTTTTGACATTAAGAACTTCTCTGACTGAATAAGGCAGGAATACAACAGTAGATCACCGGCATGGGTAGCAATCCATGTAGTCTGGTTGCTGGAGTTAAATACTGGGCGTATCAATATGCGCTGCTCGTAATTAAATGCGGCATTAGGGGTTGGGACAACAAAGAATTGTGTCTCGCTAAATTCATTCATGTATTTGGGACTGCCTGTATTGGAAAGAACCGGCCAATAGTTCAGGCAAAAATCATAATCGCGGGAAAGCAATTGCTTTCGCTTGTTACCGTCATTGCTGTCGATATAATAAAATGACTGCAAAGAAAGCATATCGGTTTCACGATTCACCACATTTAAATTCGGAGTGAAGCTCCCGGTTGCGGTGCGTTTAAATATTTCAAGATCCAAGTCTCGGACAACCTTTTCCAGGCCGTTGGCAATAATTGTGTCAAGGTTGGCAACAAAATCAACGCCATTATCCTCTGTATATGCCTGCAATGCCGTCTTAAGGGTATCGTATGTAAATGCCGTCATATCCGCCTAACCATTAAAAACTATTGACTCACCAGAGTCAGTTACAATCCAGCTAACGCCATCGCCGGTTACCCATAAAACTTCACCGGTAGATTTAAAAACTATGGCATCTCCACTGCTGCTTATAATGCGCTCCCCACTTACATCCGTCAACCAGTGGCCAATGCCGCCCGTGGTAACCGAGGATGTAAAATTTCCTAGCGTATAATTCTGCTGCATTCCGCCATAAGCATTTCCGGTATTTATATCATAGGCCGGAAAGGTAACGGTAGTTTCATATATATCAGCACGTGGTGCCTGAATGCGCGTCATTTGCGCGTCAAATAATGGCTTTAGTTTTTCCTGCGGCTGAGGTGGATCATACCATTCACGGCGAACATATATGCCCTTTTGGTATCCGTCTTTTACCAGGTCACTTAAGCGGGTCTTTTTTCCAGACCTTGCGCATTCACCGTATGCATTATCTGGATTTGAGTATTTCATAGCGCATACCTACCTATTTAAATTGCAGGTAAACTGAGTTGGCCCATTATCACTATCTTCATACATCGCAAGGTTTACAGCGTCCCTTTCAAGCAGCACCTTTTCTTCAAGACGGCTTTCCGCATATTTTTCTGCCAGGCGACGCGCAAGTGATGCACAAATAGCATCATACCAAATATAAGGAATATCAGGATTATCAGAGCCATAACCAACATCCTCATTGCGCACTATGGCGCTCAGTATCAGGCTGTTTGCCAATGTATCAAAAGCTGGCCATACATATGCGACTGGTGCATTGCGCTGCTTATCGAGGAATATGCGATCAGTGCGACTTCCTGTTTGCGTTTTATTTGCTATGTAATCGTAATCCTGCCTGCCTATTTGGTACACAGGGGTATCGGTCACCCTGCCTGTGGTAATGCGATGCACGCACGTAAATATACGCAGGACACGTGGGTTTAGCGTAAAGCTATTCTGGCCAATGGATGTTGGGGTAAGTGTGAAATGCTCTACCTTGTACTGCCTCATTCCCCTATTATGCCAATCGACAAATAAGAGGGAGATGGAACGTAGGGCAGATGCAATATGCTCACCGGTAATGCTTGCCGCACGCACACCTATACGCTCAAACGCCTCAGTGAGAACGTCTGCATTTTCAAGCCCAAAACTATAGGTATTGGTCGTTGACATTGCTTATTATCTTACCCTTCTTGCGCGAATCATGCCGTATGCGCTCATAGTATTTGTTGCAAAGTTTCCGCGTGCGACAAGATACACCGTTGTGTCTACTGCTACCGAGAATCTTGCTGGAGGAATTGGAACGCTCACATCAGCACCATTACCAAATATTGTTGTGTTTTGCACATACCAGCTAAGGCGATCAAGAGATGAATCCAAAGTATTTGTTGTTGTCGATAAAGAAAACCTTGCATCAAATAAGTTAGTTGCTGCGTTTCCAAGGAGAAATCCATTTGCACTCACATCCCAATCACCAGGCGTAAGTGTTATGCTCGTAACATTTACACTCGTGTCGTCCGTTAATGATATTGCAGATCCGCTTGACACGGTAGATGACATATACTCACCTACATAACCGGCGGTGGCCGAGTCATTGGTAGCCGTTCCCTCTACTTCCGCCCCTTTATTGCCCTGTCCCTTTAATTGAAGAATAACATTGGCATCTGTGGCTGATACAGCGGCAACACTTGGAGCTACGCCAGTTGCCTCGCTTGTAGAAAGCAAATAATTAACGGCGGTACCGGTGCTGCGGAACTGCATTACATCAAGACTGTTTGATGTTACTCCCGGCCTATTGCTTACAGGAAGATAAAGGCCATTTACCGGAGGGGTTCCGTTTGTTACGTTCAAACGAAGCGCTTGGGTTAGTGCGCCCTGGATATAAGTCAGAATCTGCGAAATAGTGATCTTCTGCGTATTATTCGCAGCATTATCGATAGCAATCTGATCGGTTGCACTTGCTGATCCGGCGGCTGGTAGTTCATATATCTGTTTGTCTGTCATTAATTTAGCACCACAAATGCTACCCGTGTTTCTGCTGTAGCTGCTGCATTGAGATTGATTGTGAAAGAGCCTGACCCGGCTGTAGCACTGGCTGATTTAGCCGTAACGTCTGACGACATTAGGGTGAGCAGGATAACACTATTCGCTGTTACCAGAGAATTTGTAACCACTAAACTGCTTGCCGCCGCCGCAAAATTAACGCTACCAGAACCTTTGTTAATCGTCTGTGCGCCAGTAGTTCCACCTGCTGTTAATGTTTTATCAACATTTAGCGTATCCGAGATATACGACGACATGCGGGGTACACCGAATATCGTAGTCATTTCAAGCCATTCTTGCGGCCCAAAGGTGATGGTTTTTCCCATACAGTTGGTTATGCCGGTAGCAGAATTAGTGACTACCGCACCATCATTAAAGTGTAGTAACACTCTATGTCCATTAGGAAGGGTTTGGGTTACTCTGGCTGTAGCTGTGGCTCCAGAGCCATCACCAGTAATCGTAACAGTAGGTGTTGAAGTATATCCTGTACCATAAGAAGTCATATTATAGCCAATGACAGCCCCATTATATATGCGAGCAGTCGCCGCTGCACCTGATCCGCCGCCACCAGAGAAACCTACTGTAGCAGTAGTATAACCTGAGCCACCGGCAGTAGGATTAACAAATGCTACACCATCAGCAATTACATCTCTTGACCATGTGGTAACGGTAGAAATAGTGGGGGCAGTTGTGGTTGTATAAACAAATTCCTGAAAGTCAGGTATAAGAAGTGTACCGCCAGAAGGATTAATAGCATAATTACTCGTAGCCGCAGCAGTCCAAGTATTTCCATTAAGTGTAGATGATTGATGAGCGTTCCAGAAAAGGCAATCTTGCAGCCTACCGGTTCCGGAGATATAAAAGCTGTTGTTGTTAAACTTAAGATCTTCGCATCCGTGAACAATCTGTACACCCCAAACACCAGAGTTATCTATATCTATAATGTTATTACTTATTACAAGATTGCGACACGCATACGGGAAGTTTCCTCCCGCGCCACCCTCAACTGGGATAACATAAATACCCGTGGCCTGGGCATTACGTGATACATTATGAGATAAAACAGTTCCTATGGAACCGCCTGGCCCAAAGTTGATGTAGTTGTTATCGCAGATATTCCCGGTGATCGTACAATAGGCCGCGCCACCGGAGTCAATGCCATATCCGCCGCCTGTGCCATTATCTTTGCACACATTGTTTGAGCAAATAGAATTACTTGGAGAGAAAACTATGCCTCCAGCAGATCCGTTGGTAGTATTATTATTATTGCAGGCATTATCGCTAACTGTGTGGCCGTCGCCATAAATAGCAAGACCATAATTGGCATTTGAAAACGCCTTGACCCCTATAACATCAAAATTTTTAGCTGTAGGATTTGCATGAGTATATATACCTCCAGAACTAAAATTACCGATAGCTATTCCCGACGTTCCATTAAGGTAGTAGCTTCCACCAAGCACAGAGCAGTTACTCATAGAGCTACCGCCAGATGTGAACACAGCTTCCAATCCTAAGCGAGAATTACTATATCCTTCGCAATTAAGCCATGTAACATTATTTCCATACCAATTTGTGTACCCGCTGTTTTCGTTGCCGTATGCATAGCAATCTTGCAGACTGTAGCGGCTAGATGTAACGGTGTAGTCACCGACAATCAGTAACCCGCTTCCTGTTCCATTTGAATTGGTGCCATTGGCGTTTATAAATCCGCAATCCTTAAATGTAGCGCTATTACAGGCTGAACTTAATGTAACAACATTGGCATCTACAGTAGAAGCAACAGTTTTGTTTCCATCAAATTCTATGCCCTCAAAATAGCAATCATCTCCTGAGACGTTTACTAAAGCATTTCCTGAAACAGATCCATTTCTACGAAGAATACTTTTTCCGCGAACCCCGATAATGGTAGTTTTGTCCGTTGTTATAAATATCGGATTTATCATGTATGCAGATGCAGATGGCGGAACATACAAAGAAGCACCAATAGCGTTGGCGGCAGTTATTGCGTTATTGAAAGAAGTGGTGTCATTTGTTACACCATCACCCACAGCACCATAACTTTTTACGCTAACTATATTGAGTACGTTTATTACGGAGTCGCGTGCGGCAATAGCTGCTGTGATTCCGCGAGTTTGACGCGAAGCATTATCAACAACGAATACATCTGTCGCAGATAGCGAGGATGCAGAGGTTAAATCTGATATTTGCTTAGGTAACATTATTTATTCCTACTCACCTACAAACGCCCATACACGCACGATACCAGCGCCTGAATTGCTGCCAGCGCCACCATTTCCACCAATTGCAGAACCGCCGCCTGAGCCGCCAAAGCCAAAACCTGCACCAGAACCCGCAGCACCGCCAACACCGCTACCTTGTGATCCACCGCCTCCGCCTGATGCGCCGCGATCAGTGGCGTTAAGAGTAGCATTGCCACCAGCACCACCATCAACAGCACCAGCAGTACCACCTAAACCAGAAAATCCAGGCTGTGAAGCGCCCGTTCCACCAACAAATTCACCACCGCCAACAGAAATTCCACCGCCAGATGCGCCAGGCGCGTTTCCGTTAATACCAGAAACGTTAGCAGCGAATCCAGCCGCACCGTTTGCGCCCCCCGCGCCGCCCGCGCTAAACGTGCTGCTTGCTGAACCGCTTGAGGCAGAGCCTCCCGCGCCGCCATGATTTCCAGCGGTGCCGCCAGTGGATCCGGATCCATTTGATCCAGAATTACCAAAACCGCCGCCCCCGCCGCCGCCAGAGTTACCCGATACCTGACCACCTGCGCCGCCACCGCCGCCGCGACCAAAGATGTGATTACCAAAAAACGAACTACTACCCTGCGATCCATCAGATCCAGCCGTATTATCGGCAGTAGCTCCGGCACCGCCAGTACGCGCCGCCCCCACAGTTATCGATACGGTTGATGCTATTTGAGCAATATCCAGCCACGCCTTATCCCATGATCCGCCACCACCACCAGCGCCACCAGAAGAAGCGGTTCCAACTGTAGTACGCGCACCGCCTCCGCCAGATCCACCAGCGCCGCAAACCTCAACGTATAAAGCTTTTAAATTAGCGGGTTTCGTCCACGTCCCATTGGCTGTGAACTCGGTATAAACACTTCTGGTTCCTACAATTGATAATCCATCTCCGCTAAGTCCAGTCATAGTATTTTCCTTTTAGCCGCTTTGCTGCGTAATGAATGAAGCAGTTCCAGATGTGAATGATGTGAAAGTTAACCTTGTCGCCCGAACAGGGAAAAAATAATTTCCATCATCAGATGTGGTTTTTCCGACAAGCGTTTCATGCGTGAGCGTCCTAATTACACCGGCATCCTTAATGTTATTGATGTCCTGAATGTCATCAAGCGTATGCTCAACCTGATAAGTGAGAGATGCGCCGGATGAGAGAAGCACGACAAGCGATAAGTGGAATGGGGAAACCCTGTGATCTTGCGGAACCCAAGCGGTTGATGCAACGCCATTTGTGCCAACAGTGAGCGATCCCGCATTGCCACTGGTAGCGATACGAGTTACCGTTTTAAAGTTTTTGGTAGACTGCGCTACACCGATAGCAGCGCCAGTGATTGCCTCTTGCATGGCAATGCCGTCGCGGTTTGTTCCATACACCGTAAATGTTACGGCAGAATCATCTGCGGCAGAGGTGATAATTACCCTGCGGGCAACATCAAGAGTGGCAACACCACCAGATGTTAATGCGCCGTTAATAAGAAGGTCAGCATTTGCGCTTGGGTTTTGTGAGGCCGAAATTCCATCATCATCCGCTGTAGCAAGTGTGAGGGTTAGTGTGTTTGATCGCATTTTCTATTCCTCTTAAAAAAGGCGGGAACAAGAATCTAGTTCACATTCCCGCCAAGACACCGCAGTCTAGTTAATTATCCAGCGAACTGAGTCACGCCAAATGCAAGTTCTTTCGTGGTGCGCGTAGGAGACAAAAGAAGAACGCCAAGAACCTTACTGCCATCTGGAATAAGACCAAAGTTTACCGTCCCACGAATATCGCCAGTGGTTGCCGTGGCCGCGGTATCAACCGCAGGAGTAACAACAGCAGGCTCAACCTGAACCGATATAGTTGCCTGGCCAGCACCATCACCAGTACCGTCAGTATCGATTCGCAACACGCCATTAGCGGGAATGGATGCATTATTGATAGCTGTACTTGCCTGCGCAGCATATGCCGCGTAATTGTTGGCAAAAACAACGGTTGTTGATGCAACAGCGCCAGCCAGACTTCCTTGGTTTGTTACCGTAACAGTAGAGGATGCCGTGGCGTTTGCAGCAGCAGAAACACCGCTTACTTTGGTGATAAAACCACCGATAGGGCTGATAACAGCAGTGCTTTGAGCGGTACCGATAGCGGCGATAGTTGATGTCAAAATATGAGGTGCAGCAACATCACCATTTACAATGGGAAATATTTTCTGCGCACTATCTACACGGAAAGGAAGGCCGATCTTATCACCGAAGCCAACCTCAATAGTGCCAAAATCACCCGTGGCAACGATAGAGGAAATGGTTTTAAACGCTTTGTTACCAGCAGAAATCTTAACTGCGCTGGTACCATCGGGACCGGTAATGGTTTCCTTTAATGGCTCACCGTATTCATCAGTACCCGTTACAGAGATAGAGCGGGTTGTCTGATCGGCAGCAGAATAAATGGTTACGTTTCGTGGCGTATCCAGCGTCACAACACCGCCGGTATTCGTCATACCGGTAACGGTAGAGCGAAGCGTCAGCGTCGCGCCAGCAGCAGGATCAACCGAAGTTACAAGCCCATCACGATCCGCACCGACTACAGCGCCGAACGAATAATACAGGGGAAAATCAACCTTGGTACCAGCTACGGGGAGAGCTTCTTTATTATATTTTGCATAATAAGAAGAGCCGCTAAAGATTGTATCTGCACGAGAAATTAAATGTTTAGACATATTGAAAACCTCTTTTAGGAATCCCCTCCAATTTTTACATCGGAGGGGAAATTCATATTATATTGTCTTATGCGCCTGGCGTACCAAACACACCGCGTGGATCGGTAGCACCGAATGCGTAACGCTCCATTGCTTTGAACAAGAAGTTGCCGGTATTAAACTCGTTTTCAGTCGAGGTAGACACGGGCATACGCACAAAGTGTTTCAAACCGTCTGGGCAATCCGTGATGATGAACCATGCATCAGGATCGGTAAGGCGATGGTTGATCTTGTAGCCCTGAGGAAGCAAGCCCATATCCTTGAGAGCGTTCGTGTCGTTGTCAGGAGTGCCAACACGAAGATCAGAATACAGAATGCGATGAGCCTCAAAGCGAAGTTCTTTTGGAACAATCAGCTTTACGCCAGTGGTTTGAATGGGAAGGCCGCGATCGTCAACGAAGCCAGCAATGGCAGTCAGAGCGTCCTCAATTGAGGTTTCGCTCAAATCTGCCGGAGTAACAAGCTCGTTTGCCAGAGTGCCGCCGTATGCCAATGGGTGATCGGTAGCGCAAAGCTCCTTGCCATCACCAAAAGCATTTGCAGCAGTAAAGGCATAATTCAGGATATTGACACCCTTAATTTCCTTCGTGTGCTGCAATGAGCGAGCGAGTGCTTTGGAATACTTATTACCGATATTGCCATAAAGGTTATCCATGCGTGCTTCCATAGTCATGGAGTAAGCAAGAGCAACCGTTTCATGGTTATAACGAGCAGTCCATACTTCCTGGCCGTTGTCATACTGAACGCCAGCGCCTTCGCCTTTAACAGCGGCAGCACCAAAGCCAGTCATCAGAACATCTTCTTCAAATGCTTTTTCAGAAGTCTCAACGGAGAAAATTTCGCGCCATTCTTCTGGGTAACGCACATACTCCATACCGAATACTGTATTCAGACCCGGCTCAAGCTGTTTACGGAATTGATTTCTATTCATTGCCATTGTTTATTTCTATCCTCCTTAGACAGCGGTATAGGTTGAAAGCAGTTCATGTTCACGGATAAGGACATGAAGTTTGGAATAAGTGCCAACTTCATTACCCTCGACTGGATCAGCACCAAGAATAAGCAAGCTATCCTGGGCGGCGATGGTGGTAGAATCCAGAGCGTAAGCAGAAATACCCGTTGCAGCAGAACCGCTACCGGATACAAAGTCAGCTTTGTTGCCAACATCGGTTACGGCAAATGCGCCGCTTGCCTGCACAGAGAATACCGTCTGAGGATCGTCATACACATGGGCAATGATATTGGTAGCAACAGTGGCCGCTAACCAATAAGGACGATACTGAGTATCGCCATTTGCATCAGTGTAGGTTACACCCGCAAAAATACCGCGGATAGGACCGTTGGTACCAATAACGATACCTGGACGACCATCCGCACTAGCGGTGCCAGACGATTTTACAGGGTCACCAGAAAAGATAGATGTGCCGTAAGCAGAGGCAATGCTATAACCCTTTGGTGCAAAGATGTTATATTGTGGATCAGTGCCACGCAGCTTTACAGGTCGAAAGCCGAATGGTGAGTTAGTGTTAGCCATTTTAATCTCCTAAAAAAAATGAAGGTTAATCCTTTTGGAACTAACCTTCATAAGAATTGAGAGAATGAAAAGGTTAGTGTCCCGTATTCGGAGCTACCACGGGCTTAAATCCGCGCTTCACTTCCGTTGTATCTTGGTAAACCGGAATATTAACATTTCCTTGCTTTGCCTCATCCATCAGCTTGTTTTTGGTTTCCCCCTCATAGCGATTTGCCAGAGCAAGATTCCTTTTTCTGATAGCGTGAGATATGGCTACTGGGCGCTCGCATAAATAACTGCCTCCCTTACTTCCAACTACCACATAAACACCGGGCTGGTCCCTAGCGATAACTGCCGGAAATCCTTGCACTTCATGTTTTGTGAATTTACGGAGTGTCCAACGTCCGGCCTGCATTTTAGCAACACCTTTGGGATCCGTTTTTCCATGAAGTTCAAGCTGGCAGAAGCGCTGGTCAAAGCCTGGGCGTGGTTCTGGTGCGTTAAGGTTGCGAGGTTTTGTGTAGTTCAGGTCATCAATGAAATCATTTTCATCCAAATCTCTGAACGCATCCCGTATTCCCATGTCAGCGAAAGAAACGCTATTAGTGAAGCCACCGGAAAGATCATCTGAAAGTAATTCAGATTTTAGTTCTTTTTTCGGGGAACGAGTTTTTTTCTCTGAGGGCGTTGCACCGTCTTTGGAAAACTCTTTCTTCTCTACATCAGCCCTTGGATCGGGACGCTCCGGAGCGGCGGGCTGGACAGACAGATTTTCTTCAAATCCATCAGAATCATTATCAAATTCCGTAATCATAATACTATATTCCTTTCAAAATAAAAAGCTTTTTGTTAAAGCCTTAACTTTTTGCCAAAATGGTTATTAAGCTTCGAGTGGTTTTTTCCCAGATGCTCTACGATAAGCCTCAATATTTAAAGGCTTTGGCATCATCGAATCTTCGCCAGAAGCGGATACGCCGACCTTTTCAAGGGCAAACAGTTTCTGATGCTTTGGATTATTCTGATCCATCTTGAGCATTACCATTGTCTTTTTATCGGCAGGGGTAAGCTTAACCTGGATTTTCCCATCTGCGCTTTTCTTGAAAGAATCGCCATCGGATCCATTGTTAACCTTGGTAACTGTTCCCTGCTTCTTAGTGCCTCCGCCCTCATTCTCCGTCATAACTTTCGATAGCCTCCGGTCAAGTTCGTTGAAAAACTCACTTTGATTTACGTTGTATTTTCCCTCAGAAGAGAGATCGTGATAAATTTTTTCTGCCTTAGCTTTTTTAATATAATCGCTATCCTTATCCGCTTTATGGGCAGCGGCATTTACATACCATGCATTCTTTGACATCCACTCTTCTGTGGCGGGGCTAACATCCTTATTGCCTGAATCCTGCTTAGACTGTGTTGACGTTTCTTTTTTAGGGGGATTATTGCGAGCATTTTTTAGCGTATCGAGAACTGTTTTGGCTTGGGCGAGTTCACCGCTTTTTTCAGTGATTTCCCTTTGTATCTTTACTTCATCGGAAGTATTCCCTTCTTCTTTTGCTCGAATAAGGCGATCAGACAGTGAATCGATTTCTTGCGTGATGGCGCGTACTGCAAAATTTACACTGGTTTCATCGGAGACAAGGCGGGCTTGACGCTCCTTTTCAAGAAGTTCCTCTTTTTCCTTCCGATCCCGCAAAGCTGCTTCGCGCTCACTGTTGGAGCGGGCAAGCTCAGAACGCAATCTATCCGCTTCTGCTTTTGCCTCGATTTCAGCACTGCTTTCCTCTTTGCCAATAGCAAGGGGATCGTCACTTCCAGCATTATCATCATCATCAATTTCAATATTGATGTTATCGAGAGGCGCGTCACCATCGGTGAACTCAATGTCGTCTTGATTGATTGGCATTATCTATTCCCTTCTATTGGTTTTTAAGAGTACGCTTGAAGTCCAGATGTAAATTCCGGATTTATAATTTGCAGAATGTCTTTTGATGTAAGCAAAAAGAATTTTGCTCCTTTAACGTCAAAGCGCCTTCCGTTGTACGGAACAAATTGCACATAGTCGCCCACCTTGGGTTTGACTTTTGCCTCTTTAAAGGCACCGGTTTCGTAGAAAAATTCTCCCACACGCTCGATACGGCCAAACTGCGCGATATAATCACCTATCTCCGTGGTGGTTGGGGCAAGAATAATTCCTCCAGCGGTTTTTTCTTTTGGCTTTAATGGCGCAATAACACAAATATCTTGGAGGGGTGTTGAGCATTCTATGGGAAATTCATCCACATCAAAATCATATATCATCGGCTCAGCCTTTACCTTGGCGGCAAGCTTGTTAACCGGTACGTTTTGTTGTGAGTATGATACCATATCTATTCCTTTTCTGATTTTTTGAGATTGTCACTGGATAGTTCTGAAAAAGCGGTTTCTATAAGGGATGCCGCCGTTCGCAACCCCTTGCATTGTCCGGTTATGTAATTGGTTTCGGTTATTTCTTTGCGAAAGTTTCCCTCAACAAGTCTCGCGGCAAGCTCTTCATGTGCATCTTCAAGCTTACGAATTAAATATGACTTGATTTCACTAGGATGCATTACGTGTATACCCCGCATTTAGGGCATTCGAGAGTAATAGGCTCTTTCTGCTGGGTGACAAATACCCACTTATGACTGCATTTAACGCATTCAACGTCACCAACTGCCCAGGCTTCGTGAAATTCTGCTGGATAGAGGACATTGCCTTCTTGCTTGCACATACCGCCCTCATGTTTATTTGTTTTCCTTAGTTTCCTTGATGGCCACGACTGTCTGTTCAGACTGCCCTTGACCCTGCCCTCCCATTTTTAGGCGTGCAATTTCGCGCAGGATTTCAATAAATCTCTTTCCTGTCTTTTTTGCAGTTACAACAAGTGATCTTGGGGGAACATCGTATGCAGTAAGACCCTGCGATTGAATCACAGCACGTGCATCACGTATTTCTTTTGGGGTAATTTTGGCGTCGTTATTGGATGGCACGCAGCAATCCTCCCTGTGTTAAAAGTGTTTTGAAAATAAAATTTTCTTGGAAAACCTTTCATCATGCGGAGTGTTTCGGCATGAGGTAATGGCCTTAGCCATTCAACAGGGATGATATGTTAAATACATTCATCCTTGGACGCGCATTGAAAATGCCTAAACAATATACATAAGGTGTTAATTAATGTCAACTATTCTATTGCCAGCATAAGCATAAGGAGCGCCGCCTCTTCATCAGTAAGCTGTAATCTCTCCCTTGCTGAATCGATAGCAATGGCGCTGATGTTTTTTATTTCAGGGGATGCGGATACAACCTCTATCGATGGATCGATGTCGTCGCTGTAAACCGTTTCTGCCTGTTTCGTTTTATTTTTGGCAGAGATTTCCGCAGCAATTATAGCTTCTCTGCGGTGACGGAATACAACTTCTGCTGCGGTTTCCGTGTATTCTTGTCTCTGGAATACTTTTTCAGGATAGCTTTCCTGCTGTATTATTTTATTTTTTTTCTTTTTCTTCTTAAGCGATGATCCGCCAGTGGTGACTTGATTGATGCCAAGGCCAAATGTATTGACAAGTCCCTGTGAGTTACCTCTTCCAAGCCCTCTCGTTACCAGCATTATTCAAGCCTGTCGCGCCTATCCGCTCCCTGGCCACGATACGGCTGTGTTCCATCCACATTTTCAAATGTATCGGCAGATAGTAACGGTGTGACTCCATCGTCATCATAAATAGTCATAATGCCGGTTGTGGGATCGGTGACGCTTTTATTGCGTAGTATTTTTTCAATTATAGCTATGGTTGCTGCGGATGCTCGGCTACTTATGGCCACATCTATGAGTGCCAACTCAGGGGCAAGCTCTGTGCGAACAGCATCGGCAATGGTGGATGGGCTTGATCCTCCACCAGCGCCATTCAAAAGCTCTCCCATTGTTCCTGCGTCATTAAAATCGGCAGCTAAGGAGTTCCATACGGCAGTAGCCAAGCTCTCATTGGTGATAGTAGCGGTGCTATTTACCTGAATATCGCCGCTCATGGAGCCTATTGCCGTCATAAGCGCATTAGATATGGTACCGGTGCCCGGCAGCGTTGCCAGTAAGCTTGCAAGCGCTCCTATGGCTGCGGTTACACTGCCTGTGCCAGCAAGGGTAGCAATGGCTTCAAGTTTGCCTGATAGATTGGCACTGCTTATCGTGCCAGAGCTGAGAATTGTAGCTACCGCTGATACAACCAGCGCACCAGTGGCAGAACTAATCGTTCCATCGCCTGCCAGTGTTGCCACTAGGTTAATACCCGCAGCAAGGTTGGCGGCGGTGATTGAGCCTTCCCCGTTAATGGTGGTGTACGTTGCCATCCCGCCCGATTTCTGGGCTATAACGAAGCAGTATGGTGGTACATAACCATTAGGTGTTGCGCAAAATGGCGATAGCGCCGTAAAGCGGTTGCGATTCCTGCCGGGATTTTCCCAGTTACCGGGACTTTGCGCAATAGTGTTGCCGCCGATCTGAAATATCGGGCCTTTATTCAGTACGCTGTAATTACCAAGTAGTGCCATTTTCTAGCCCCACGCAAAGTCCATATGACCGAAGAACGAGCTATTGGTTGGTGTTGCCGCACCGTTGTAAATCAGTGGCACAAGACAAGCGCCATCATACACACGAGGCAAGGAAGGAAGCTGATTCATGAACTCACGCTCAGAAGCCACGCCCAAAGTGGTCATAGGCAATGTGAATAGTGGTTTAGCAAGCATAATGCTAAATTCACCAGAGGTATATGTGACTGACAATTGTACGTTGTTTACCTGTGCTATTCCTGAGTCACCAGCAGCCAAAGGCATGAACGGGCCGTATTTACCAGCACCAGTACCAGAGTACAGAATCAAGCCATTGGCAGCGGCAGTTTTACCAATAGGAAGCACGGTAGGTGTCGCCTTGCCTGTGGTCTGTGCGGAGTTGGTATAATCAGGAAAGCTTAAGCTTGGAGTGCCAGCACCAAGCGGGGTAGCATTGTTCGCATACAGAAACGCCTGAACGCCTGCACCAGAGGTATAGCGTGGTAGGATAGTATTCAGCGTGTGTGTGCCAGTACCAGCATCAGTGATGTCAATGGCCGTACCCGCTACTGCGTTGGCATAGGAGGTGGCAAGCTTAAACGTGTCCTGCGTTACCGCAATGGCGTAATAATCGGTTGCTGTTGCAAGTCCCGCTGGCAGCGTACCGGTAGTGGTAAGGCGTACACGGGTATAGGCAAATAGGTTATTATTGGTGAGCGTAATAATATCCGTACCAGCATCAGCAGTAAACGTACTGAAGCTCGCCATTGTGTTAGTAAGCGCCTGTGAGGTAATCGTAGTGGTGGTTGTTACACGATAAAAGCCCAAGAAGTCACACATCATGATAATTGCTGGCATGGTAGTAGCAGCAGCAGAGAATGCAGAGGCGTTGGTTATGTGTTTCGTATCGGGGTAGACGTTGCCCCCGTGTCGAATACCTGTTGCACCAGAGGTGGTATCTGTTAATTGCTGGAAGGTTAAGTTAGTCCCAGTGTTGCCAATAGTATCAGCAGCAGGGTTGCCCGCGCCGCGAAACATATTAAACCATTCACCAGCTACAGCAGCAGTGGTGGGTAAGAAGTTTTTATTCCAGTCAGTGCGCCGGAATTGGCCGTCAACCGTAACATCTGATATAAAATTATCCATCGAGCTAAAGCCCATAATACAATCCCCTTAATTCCAAACTGTTTCTAATATTCCGTGCAGGCTTGTTGCAGCCATTGTTCCATTGGGGTACGCCAGTAAATTCAGGAATGCATCATCCTCAATTTTAGGCATTCCCGTATAATCTGTGATAGATGCCTTCTCGCAAAAGGCGGTAATGTTGTAGACCTGCAAGCTCAACAGGGGCTTTACCAGCACCATCGTAAACAAGCCCACATCCACACCGTTCATCGTCACGCTTTCTATGCTACGTACCCCTGTATCTCCCTCTTGTAAGGTAAGAAAAGGGCTTTGTGGGCGGCTAGACGCTGTAGCGCTTTGATTAACCAGTGTTGCAACTGCTGTGGCGTTTGTTTGATTATGGTCAAGAGTAACCCTGCCAGAAACACCATCTTGGTTGGTGTATTTTACACTAAAGCTTTGCCCGCCCGTTCTTGCAGCAACAGATACACCCATTATTTGTACACCAGCACCATCAGTGTAGCGGGGTAAGGTAACAGAATTATCTAATACCTGCTCATCAAGTGTACCATCATCAATAAAAGGGTAGTACAGTAAATAATCACACAGAATCAGAGGTATTGGCATTGGTGTACTAAAAGAGGACAGTACGCCTAAGCTTTTTACATATTTATTAGCGGGACTTACGTTACCACCGTGATACAGCCCTCCTTGGTCAGAATACTTCATCTGTACAGCAGCAAGAGGTGCAGAGGCATAATACTGAGGTGAAGGATTACCCGGTGACATTGATAAGTCAAACCACTTACCCGCTAGAGTTATCTGGCTTGGGGATTTACGAAAAGCGGTAACGGTTCCCTGCCCGTTATTAACGGCATCGCAGAACTCTCGTACATTATTAAACCCGGCCATGCACCCCCCTAAATATGACACTTAGACAAGCAACCAGCTTATCATAAAGTGATGTCTCGCTCATTTTAGAAACAGATACAGCGGTTGCGCTCATATTGGCGTATATCGGGTTGTCATCATGCCCACATGACCGCACAGCATCAGGGCAATCAGCACCACATTTAGAGCATGTGTACATATTAATCCTCAGTGACAGTAAGCGCGGTAGCAGCAAATTGTGGCTGAATACCCGTAGACACAGAGAGCGAGCTATTGAGTGCGCCAGAGTATAAAATCTTGCCTGTGCCAGACGCGGCGGTGCCTATTGCAACATGGGTGATAGTATTGGAACTGCCCGTGCATTGCGGAAACTGGTTAAGCGCGAAGTTTACAGCGGTATTTGATGATACCGTCCAGCCTGATCCTGAGCGAGCTACTGCAATACGAGCATAGGAGGTGTATGTGGCCTCGTTCGTAGTCTGATCTCCAGCCTCACCAGGATCTGCCGTATGCAACGACAGATATAGGTTTGTCAGCGGCGATGATGACGCATTATCTGCAATGTTTGCAATTGCTGTCGCGTTAAATATTAGCTTGAGAATGTCGTTCTCAAATGTATTGCCTTTACTCATACTATTAATTTCCTTTAACTAATGGTTTCAACTTTACCAACAAGGGATCCATCAGGTTTTCGGTCAATTGTTACCGTTTTATTAGAGTTCCCAATGCTTTCCAGTCTATTAACAATAGCGTCTATGCTCTTTAACATATCAGCTTGTAATTTGCGATTATATTTTAACTCATCTGCGGATTGAGCCTCTTGTTTGCTATCTTTTTTAACATCTTCTTTAAAGTTTTGCGATTTTTCTGCTTTGTTATTGGCATCTGAAACAATCCTCTTAACCTCAAGAATGGCCTCTCTTACAGCAAGGTCTTTTTCCATTTGCTGTTGCTGCATATCAAGCTCACGGGTCTTGATGCGCTCTGCGGAATCTATTTTTGCTTGCTCAATGGCCTCTTTGCGCTCCAGTTCGTCCAGTCTCTGTTGACGCTCTATCTCGCGCTGCTGAATTTTTTCAGCAATATCTTCACCGGTCTCTTGCATTTGTTGCTGGCCATTGATCTGTGCGATACGGCTCTGCTCTGCCTCCCATGCCTGCTGCTTGCGGGTCTCTTCGGCAATAAATGCCTGCTGCTTGCGCTGCTCATCAGCGATAGCGGCTTGTTGCGCTAAAGCGGATTTCTCCTGCGCGGCCTTAATATCTGCCTGCATTTTAATATTGTTCTGCTGACCAGCCGACTGCGCTTCGGCTTGTGCTTTTGCCTGAGCCTCCGCCTGAATCTGCATTTGTTTTTCTTGCGCAGGTGAAGGCGGAATGCGTGATGTGAAGTATTGCGCTGTTTGCGCCATGAACTGCGCGGCCTGCTTGGATATTGCGTTTTCAATTTCCGGAGGTATTTGATTGGTCGAGTCTCCGTCATCGGCATACAGATCGAGTGGCGGTAATACGGTTCCGCTCATCTGCTGCATCTGATTGTAAAGCTCATACGCCTTATGCTTTGCAAGATGCTCCATCATTTTCATGGTTAACTGCTGCACAACCATATTGTCCGGCAGGGTTTTATAAAACTCAATCTGCGCCATATGTACGGCATAGTGGGCTTCATGGTCTTGGTCTTGAAAAACCTTAGCGCCCTTGCCCGCCATGATACGCGCACCTTCGGTGATCGGATCGCAGCGCGGAATCTCTTCCTGTTTGTTAAGGAACTCATCAGGATTTGAAACACCAAGGTCACGCAACATCTTATCGTGTATGCGCTCTTTGTTGTATAACTCAGGGTTTTCGTTGGCCAATTGCATGATTGCCTGGTCTTGGGCAATTTTCTGCTGAGTGCTAACAATGTTGGGGTCTGAAACTGGAAGAATGAACACCTGCTCATCGGAATAGTCAGCGGCGCTAATGCGCTCGCTCCCGCTGGCAGTGTGGAAATAAATTTCGTTTTCTGGCAGGTACTCGGCGTTAATCTCAGCGCGGATCCTAAATTCTTTACCCTGCGCACGATGAAGGCGGCGATGAATGCCGCTCATTACTTTCGTTCCCTGCTCGATCAGGGCAACGGTGGTGCCAACCGGACCATTCGCAGGGGAATCTCCAACAACCGTCTCAGTGGTTCCTGCGTACCTGCGGCCATTTTCCTCCATCATCTGCAAAAGCTTGAAAAGAGCTTCTGATGGCTCTTTGAATGGAGGTACGAAGAAAGCGTTTTTTAACTCTTCGGCAGTGAGATTGACATCAAGCCATTGACCGGGCTGCAACTCATACTCACCGGCAGGGAATTTTGCATCCTTACTTTTGAATCCGCCTTGCAGTGTAGCAAAGCTCGCGGCATCAAGAAGCGCACGCAATGATCCCGTGCAGGATTCGGCAATACCGCCAATGGCATGGACAAGCCCAAAGCCGTATATGCCAAGGCCGGGAAGATACTTGTAGTGCGTAAGATATTTGCGACGGCGCTTCTTTTTGTCCGTAATGCGCCAGCCGCGGCGAACAGCAAGAACCTTAGACGATTCTTTTTCAACGGTAACAATCCAGGGCAGCGGAACATCACCCTCAAATCCCTTAATGTCCCTGTATATGTATGACTCAATAATGGTGTGGCGTGGGGATTTTTCGAGGGAAACAGACTGTTTGCCATCGGCAATGTCATAGGTGCTTTGCAGATTATCGCTTTGTGAGTCATACACTTCATCGATCGGCTGCGTAAGGTCAACATCGCGCCACATTCCAGAAGCGATATAACGCTGCACATCGTTGTTATGCATTTTTTCTTTGATGGCAAAGCGTGGGGTAGACTCAAAACTTGTTGCATTGTAAGGCATTAATACGTTTTCAGCCCTCACAAAACGCGACGTGGTGTATTCAAGCTCATCATCGTAGTACGTTTTTTTAAATGCAGATCCGGCAAGAGGAAGATAAAACAGTAACTGATCCATCTCATCTTCGTAGCACTCATCCTCTACCGTAATCTGGTAGTTCATGTGCTTTTCTACGCGCTCTGCTTTTTCGCGCTTTTCTTCGTTATCCTTGCCAAGAACGACCGCTTTAACGGGGCCACCTGGCGGCAGTAGTTCGGGATAAGCACGCGCATTAAACTGCACAACGGCTTCGGAAATCAGTGGGTGCGTAATGGTAGAGGCGCCTTTAAACGGAAGCTCATTCTTGCCAGGAGGGACAATGCCGATAATCTTTAAGCCCTCTTCCATCCTCCTGCGCCAAGGTTCAGCGCTGGTTTCGTCGGATTCGGCCAAATCAATTATCTCTATCGCAAGCGCATTGAGATAGGTTTCATCGATATACTCAGCAAGATTCTCGTTGTGATCTTGTGGCGATTCGCTGCTCTTTGTCTTTATCTGTTTGGCCGCGAAATCGAGGGGGCTATCCCCAAGCGTAACAATGGTGCTACCATCTTCAAGGTTTTGCACCAGTGCGTCATCCATAAGTGTTTCTGATGGAGTGTTTCGTGTATCGATATTGACAACGGTTGAACCCTCATCGCCCATCTCAGCCGCCTTAGCAAGCTCAGTGTAATCTGAATAGGGAGGCTTTCCGTTTACCTCTGATCCAGCATAATCAAATGGGGAGGGTGCATAAATACTATCGCCAACAAATGAGCCAATGCCCTTTTTGCGATAAGTCTTCTTTGATGTGGTAACTATTTTCTTTGCCATAACGCCACTTTTGAGTGATTCGATATGACTGCGGTGCGTTCGCTCTTATGTGGCGATATTGTATGTGGAATAGGTGGTGAGGCGTTTAACCCCACCACCCAACCAAAGCGGGAGGCTTTACTGGTTTGCGGTTTCTTCTTCAATAGGAGAAGCTTCCACAATATTCGGGGTGTCCGTTGGTTCCTCGCTTGGAGCCGGAGTAGGCTCAGGCTCAGGAGCTACAACGGGGGATTCTGCATCACCACCCTCAACAGCATCTTCGCTGGAGATGATTGATCCAGATGCCTCAACATTTTGTGCGGCTACTTCTTCGATAGCCACCTCTTCTGATGCGGCCTCTGGTGCGATAGATTCAATAACGGTTTCTGGTTCGGTCACGGTGGTCTCCCCTATGAGTTGGTTAATTTGGCTTTGAATAAAGTCGTGAATTGCAAAAAGCTCACCAACTGAAAGTTGGAGTTCCCATGTATCGCGTTTAAGTTCTGGGTTGCTTGAGCCATTCTGATAAAACTTAACGGTATCTTGACCGACAAGTTTAATAAATGTGTTGTCTGTGGTAATATACGCATTGCCTGATTGCGGCATGTTATCCTCCCGTTAAAGTATTAACAAAACAAGGGGTCATCTTACCTAAGATGCCTGCCCGTGTCCATAATAACTTTTTTGTGGCCTCATATTGTCCTGAGCGAGGTTGCTTTCGCCGCGGTTATCGTCAGGTAGCTCGATCCACCAGCGCTTGCGCAGGTACAGCCACGCCTGAACAGCGCTATCAACGCCATCATCGTGCTTGGCTTTGGGGAACTTGGCGCATTGGGTGATAAGTTTTTGCGCCCAATCGCGGTCCATGTACCACACGGATCCGCCAGAAAGGACGATCGAGGCTACGTTGGCACGCATTATTTTGTCCGTTCCGTCCACCTTCACCCCGTAAACCGGCAAAATATCTGTCTTGCGCAGATCCTGTATCAGAGAATGGCCGCTTCCCTTTTTTTCAATCAGAATAACATCCGGGTTAAAAAGCTCCGCTGATTTTATGGCGTTTTCTTTAAGCTCCGGGTAATCCCACCGCTCTTCCACATATTCCAACAGTATGACCGAGGGACGCTTCTTTTCATCCTCTTTCAGCCCCTTGGCCATAAACACACCCCACGTGGTGCGTGCGCTAAAGTCGTTTTCCTCACCTTTTTCAAAGGCTGTATCGTATGACTGAATGATGCTGATGCACTCAGGAGGCTCTTGGCTTGGCCATTTGCGCCAGCATGCGCGTTTCAATATGCCTCCCTCATCTGTAGTCGGTAGCTGCTGATAGAGAGAGTTCCAGTGCTGCGTACCGTTGAGCATCGTCTGGACCGCCATTTCATTCTCAACCATCTCCCGTGTATACCATTCTGGCCAAAGTACTTCGCCTACAGCCCTGCCTAAAATGTCATTCTCTCTGGCAAACACCGGAAGGTTGATGACAAACCACTTCTCTTTTCCATCGCGGGCAGTGTACCAACCTGATCCGCCATCATACGTTTCTGGCAGTATTGCGCCGGATAAGTCGTCTTCGGCCCATCGTGTATTATGGCTTACGAGTCCATTGGCTATAAAGTTTTCCGTTCGCTCAACCTGAATATCAAACACATCCTCGTAACCGCTATCAAATATTTCAACAACGGTATCATGTGTGACGCTTAATGTACCTAGCTGCGGCTTGCAGTATGGCTTCTGTTTTTCCATACCCAACAGCCAGGTTGCAGTCATTGCACAAAAGCCCGCGAACCTTTTTACTATCGTGACAATGATCGACGCATAGCTTGTTGCCCCAGTGCGCCCGTACATTCTTACCGGGAGGCTGCTTGCAAATAGCGCACTTTCCTCCCTGCTTTTTTGCCATTTCATCGTACTGTGCCGCGGTGATGCCGTATCGATGCTTGAGGTGAGAATTTCTTCTGTATACTGAGTTTGCTGATGGAGGTCTCTCACCACCTGCCCACCGCACTCGTGAGTAGTGCTGGTTGCAATATCCCCTTGCTTTTGCTGCTGCGCTACACTCTTCGTATGCGCACAAAAGTCCTGCCCACTTTCCTTTTTGACCCTTATTATTTCGTCCCCTATTGCCATCTGGCTTAGCTTTTTCCATACCAAATTCCCATTAATGTCTACAAGAAACGGGTGTCTCTCGTTTGCACGAACGGTGATGCCAGACTTCATCCTAATTGTAAACACTCTATCAGTACCTTGATTGGACCACCTAACAACCCTCGATGTGTTGATTTTTCCATTATCGTATGTGGCTATGCTGTCTCCCGCTCGAATATCTCTCAATGGCTTTTCTGTGCCATCCGCCATTAGAACAGGGGTATCACCAGTCATGCACTGAATGATGATTATGAAGGCGTTAGGCTTTAATCGCGTGCGTAAATCGGACAGGTACCATTCCCACGTAGCCTTCTTCACCACATCGGATAATGCTTCCTTCATACCCTTGACCGGATCGTCTATAATTGCGCCATCGCCACGCTTACCGGTGACGCTGGATTCAACACCGACAGCGTAATACTCAGCGCCACGCTTCTTTTCATTCTCATCATTCTCAAAAATGATCTGCCAGCGCGACACACTCTTTGAGTCCTTTGCAAGCTCAATGGGGAATATTTGAAAATACTCCTTCGTGCCTACCCAGTTACGCACTTTGCGAGAGAAACCCTCAGCAAGGTCTTTGGCGTGAGATGCGCAGATGATAGACTTTGTTGGATTACGCCCAAGGAACCATCCTGGAAAAGCAACAGAAGCATAACTGCTTTTCGCATAACCGGGCGGCATGAACACCATCATGCGATTAATCTCGCCAGACTCAACCTTCTCAAGATTCTTATTCAGAAACCTGTGGTGACGCGCAGGCTCAAACTCCAAAAGCTTTCTTGCGTAATCGTCCAGGCTCTTTTGCGCAAGCACACAATCGATAGCCTCATGATCGATGCTCAGTAGAACATCGTAAATATCATCATCATTATTTTCCGTCATCAATGCGCCCAATTTTTATCAATGCAGATGCTTTCTTCAATACGCGCAACTCTTCCACGGTAAGAGAGTCTAAGCGCCTCTTCTTTTCATCCTCAGTCAACATAATAATCGGATTGCCATCACCAGCCTGCTGAACAGGTATACCGGCGGCAATGTTTTGATGTGGAGTTTGAGATGCAGGCTCTTTAACTTTTTGCGTATAACCACGATACGCCATTTTTGCTTCGAGATATTTGATGACGGCGCCAAGGTGGGGAGATTGCTTGTAGACTATACCGCGGGGAGTAATAACGGCGATACCGTCAATAAGCTCCATCAGCTTAGATTCGACAAAATCATCCACCCCCTCCATAGCGTCGATATAATCAGCGCGAAAAACAGAATCAGTGACAAGCCATGCCTTGACCTGCTTGCGGGTAATGCCGCACTCCATGCATGCCAGGGTTCTATTCCCACGCTGACGCTCAAGGGACTCGATAAATTTTCGCTTTATCGCGCCCTCATCGGTAACGGATATAATATCGGTTCGATCAGACATAGCTCATATTAACATTTTTATACACAAACTACCACGCCCAACAGCGCACTTAAATTGCCCTAAAAAAATATCTTGCTTTTTTCCAAATTTATATATATACCGTTTAACGGGTAGTTAAACGGGATATATATACCTGAGTAGTCCCTAGCAAAATCACACATTTTACCCTATTCAATCATTAGTTGTAAAATATCAACCTGTCATCCTGTCACTATACTTGTCACCTAGTAATATATTGTATTATATAAATAGATGACAGGTATGACAGGTATGACAGGTTCCAGCAACACTTAAAATGGTTAACGGCGTTAAGAAAGACATTAACAATAGAGGGGGGTGTATTAACCATTTATAGCCTCTATAGTTATCCACAGGAAAAGGGGGGGTAATATAGGAGAGTACCTGTCACCTGTCATCCTGTCATTTTTCCCACTTTATCATTGTTAATCAAAACCTTCTGCGTCACCAAACTTGAATGACACGTTTGAACCTGTCACAGCCTGATTTTGGCCAAAATCGTCTTTTTCAGGCACTGCAACGAGTCTTTTTACGCCAGTTCTTCTTTTTTTTCCGCCGTTTAGCTTGGTTGCTATTAGCCCGGCCTGCACTGCATCGCCCTTATTTGGGTGTTTTATGCCAATTTCCTCCAAAAGTACCGAGTATGATATAAAACGCAAACACGGTTTTGTCCAGTCGTAGAACGTGCGAATGCGATCTTCGAGGGTGTCATGGGCTTCAAAGTCCTCATTGCTCTTGTTCAGCATTTCTACTTCTGCGTGACTCAGGTGCCACGGCTCACCGGCCTTATATAGCTCATAAACCTCTGCCCAGACTTGCTGCATATCGATTGTGTGGTTATTATTTATGGCCAAACACTCGATGGTCCAGTATCTGCGATTGCCTGTTTCGTCCCGCAAAAATTCGATGTGGTTTACCGACGCAAAGAAGATAGTCCGGCGAGGAAACGATCTCTCGGTGCGTCCATACGGCAGGCGTATTATGTCCCGATTTGCGGTGATGAAAGCTTTCAGGGCGGCGATATCGGCCTTACGGAAAGTAGCGTCAAGCTCCCCCAATTCGACCAGCCATTTAGATATACAGCGCTTTACGGAGTCTTTATCGCTTGGGTTAAGGTTCAGGCCGTCCTTGATGTATTCCGACAGGTAGCCATTAGGCACTAAACGCTTGAACCAGAACGTTTTACCAACGTACTGTGCGCCTGCGAAAACGAGAATACCGCCAGAGGATATGCCTTTTGGCTCAAAAGCGGCAGCTACCGCGGATATAAGCCATCTGGTCATGAGTATTTCTTTGAGGGGTTCATTTGTTGATTTTACGGTATCAAAAAACTCGCCCAGGCGACGAATACCGTCCCACGGCTTTTCCGCTATCCATTCGGCAACGGGGTTGTAATAGTGATCGTCGGCTACAGAAAGAACGAAGCGATCGAGGTGGTCTGTACCCATGCCAATTTCGATGCATTTACTGGCGATCCAAGAAAGACATTTTTCATCACGGTTATCGTCTGTGGCCAGCATTCCGGGGATGGTATAGTCCATGTTTTTGGAAATGACGTTGTATTTTACCTCAACATTAAAGCTTTTGAGCATCATGGCGAGGTTAGATACGGTCATCAGCGGGCGATTTCGTATATAGTGCGGCAGGTTGAGCGCGGCTTTGGATGATAGCTCTGCGGGCGGCTCTGCATCGTAGAATGCGGCTATATCTGCGCCGTCCATATCGTCGAATCTGGACAGCATATCGTTTTCCGCCTTCACTTGGGCGGGTGTTGATATTTCAACGCTTTTCTGCACTGGCACGAACGGATCTATTTTTATGTTTTCGCCACTGCCAAGTGAGTTGATTTCAGCAAGATAATCGGCTGCATCCCAGCCCTTTGGCTTTCCATCTGGGACAACTACTATTTGGAAAGAACTGGATATTCCTTTTTCTTGCAGCAACAGCGCCACATTGTTCATGGCGGTGCGGCCAGGCTCGTCATTGTCCGGCCAGAATATTATTTTACGGCCTGTAAGCGGCTCCCAGTCTGTTTTTTTGAACGCCTGCGCACCGCTTGCCCATGTTACGCATGGTATATTCTGTTCCTGAAAAATCTTTTTGGCGGCATTACATGCCTTCTCGCCTTCAACCACTACCACCGGCTCTGATGCGGGGGTGGCGGCAAGGGTATTAAGCCCAAAGAGAGGGCGGTTGTCTGGCCATGATTTCCAGTGCCAGCCTATTCTTTTTCCAAATTGGCCGTAGGAATAGGCTGAAAACTCCTTGCGGATCTTGCCCGGCTCGCTGGCCTCTGATGCCATATACGGCTCAGGATCAAGCTCAAAGCGGCAAACAAAAAACAGTATATCGCCAGTGGCGCTGCGGTAGGGGTAGAGATACTTTGGCTTACCGTGCTTTGGGTGGACGATAGCATCTTTGTTCTTCGGGAGTTTTTCCTTGTCAAAAAACAGCGGAATAAATCCTGCGGGAGTTTTTTTATCTGCTATAGTGGCAAGCGCGGCGCCGTCAGCGGGCTTGATCGGCTGCACTACTTTCCCGGTATCGCCACATAATTCTTTGAACGCCTCTCCCTGCCTAAGCCCCTTGGCAGCGGCATAAAGCGATATGAGGTCACCGCCTGCCTCGCCTGTAGCAAAGTCCTTCCACAGGCCGGTTCTTATGTTTATTTTGAGGGAATCTCCGGGATTTCCGTCAAGCGATCCCACTTCCCATTCGTGGCCGTTTTTTTTTCCTTGCGGAAATAGCCGTATTAAAAAATCCTCAGCGCCAGCCATAAGCTGCGCCGCGAGTCCTTTGAAGTCTATATTGTTTTCAGACACCTGTTTTCCATCCCCTGCTCCCACCTCTGTTTTATACAATCAGCAACACCGCGCAGAACACGAGCGGTGGGGAGGGAAGGGATGTGCAGCATGTACGGGGATGGGAACCGTACATTGTCTGCCTGGAGCGACCAGTTATCCCTTCCGCCCCAATTTCTAAACTATGCGCTTATGCGCCATAGTCAACATCAACGTTTTTTTACTCTAATATAAAGCACTTATGATACTTGGTACTCTCACAGGCCGTGGTTCACTCTATCTTTTTGGTACGCTCCCTAGATTTGATTCATTTTCCTACAGTGTTACTCTCATTAATCATGATTCACTCTTTATCATTGTTGCTTTCAGGCCACTTGATTCACTCGTTGTGGTTGATACTTTCAATTAATATGGCTCGCTCTTTGACGGTGTTACAATCTCATTTCTTAGCTCACTTAGCTCCATTGTTACCTTCCTAATGTCTGATTCACTCCGTTTTTATGTTACTCTCCTGAAATGTGATTCGATCGAGTTTTATGATACTTTCCGGCTAATTGTCTCGTTCGCAAGCGATGTTACTTTTTCCTCTTTTAGCTCATTCTCCAACAGTGTTACTCTCGCGATAAATAATTCACTTCGATGCTCTGGCACTCTCGGCGGTTTTAATTCATTCTCCGACAATGTTACTGTTTGTTTCCATGATTCGATAAATTTTGCTGTTACTTTCCGCCAACGTAGCTCACTAAATATTCATGTTACTCTCATTAATCATGATTCACTAAGTTTTCATGTTACTTTCAGATGGCGCGATTCACTCCAAGGTTATGTTACTTTCACTCCTATTGATTAATTATTTGGCTCGATCATATGCACATGCCCTAATATTGCCTGAGCAAAAGGCTTTGGCGGCGCTTCATTATAGTGGGCGCGATACATCTTATCAAAAAGGTGCGACAAGAAAATTTTAACGGCATAGCGCCTCGCCCTTGCGTGTATATGTGCTGGCGGAAGCTTACCTTCTGCATAGCATTTGTACGCATCCGTATCCTTTCCTATTTTATTATCCTCAAGCTTTTTCTTGGCCTGATCCGCAAACTCTCCCGCTTCGTTTTTTTGGATTTCAATCGCCTTTTTCTGCTTATAAAGATTGCCATAAAGAGCGCCATCCTTATTACTCACCTTTACAAAAGACTCCCCGGCCAGATACATCAACGTTTTAAGATTGGCATTCCACGGCCTCATTGCCAGCACACGGCCAATTTCAGCACGCTTGATTGGCTTCCTGTTTTCCGGGTCCTTGCGAAACTCATAAGCCATTCTTTCAAGGTTTTCCCATTTCCTGCCTGTTATCTTTTCAAATTGCAGAAAATGATTGGCCGTAACGGTCTTATCTTTCCCCATTACATCCGCGATCACCTTGTCAGCCCCCGCCTTACCTATCCACTTCACGTTGGGATTAAAACCAACATATTCCCAGAACGCACCCGCAGTTTTAGCACGGGTAATGTCAAAGTTTGCCAGTATGCCAGCCGCAATAACAGGGCCGATACCGTCAATCTCGCGCAACCACTGACCGATTGGATGATTTGCCGTATATACTGATAAAGCGCTCTTAATCTGATTTTCCACAGCAGATGCCTCTTCGCTGAAAAAATCAATCACGCTGTGCGGCTCCCCGCCCTGGGCAAGCGCACGCACCTGCGCAGCAGATCTTATACGGTTATCCTGCATAGTATAATAGCTATCGACCAGAAACCGAGCCTCCGCATCGCTTAGCGTTTTTGCAGCAACACGCAAATCTTTACCCATTTTCCTTACTGGAACAAGAATCGCCTCATGCTGCTCACCACCAGCCATCCAGGCATCATCTTCACGTTTATCTACCGCATTCTTTACTGACTTAATCATAGTAATCCTCCCGTTGTTAAATTAATACGTAGTCAAACGTATATATATTAAGCGCGAAGCTGTGTCAATTCTCATATTTTACCAATTATTACATTTTAGATGAATTATTATCGCATTTTATCATAATTGGTGTTGACAGGGCATATTTGCTTATGTTAGAAGTTGATGGCGTTGAACAAAAGCGCATAAACGAAAACGGGAGGATACGACTATATGACAAACATCACTACACACCGCTCACCAGTTAAAACACTCAACACAGTAGCAATCACCAGCTTTTTTTGGGTTGCCCTGATTGCAACCGGCCTTGGCACTGGAAAGCTTGTTTCGCCTTTGCAAATGTCTCGTACCATGCAGATGGCGCAGTATATGCAGAACGCCGCATATGATGACCAGTTAGGTCGTGCATATGACATGGCTTCTAAGGAGGGAAAATGAGAAAAAAACCTCAGCAAACAAAATGGAATATTGGCCCATACGTTATTGAGTTTCATGGGTCTCGCCGCTTTGAGGGATTGCCGCGCTATTCATTGGATGTGCTGATTGGAAACTGTCTGGTAAATGTGGGTTGGTATACGGCCTACGAGAGGGCTATTCACGCGCTTGGTATTCACGCAGAATGGTATTTTGGCAAACGAGAGGTTCACCAGGGGGCTGGAAGTATATGAGGGTTAGTTCAGCGGATTCTGTTGCTAAGCCAGCATCAAAAACTACGAGGGTGCGTAAATATACCGTACTCACGGTGAATGCGTGGAATAAGCGCGAGGTAATCATTAAGCCGTGGTTGATGGATTCAGATGCGGCAAGAAGGTTGGTGATGCGTGACTTTGGTCCATACCCGCAGGGTGGTTTGGAGATTAGGCATTATGTGAATGAGAATATGGTTTATAAAAATGAAATTTAAGGGAAAAAAACATCATGAGCAAGATGACGCAAATGGAATCGATATTGGAGCCTGTTAGCGACAAGCTGGTAAATTATACCGGCCAAGTGGTTGATGGCATAGAGATGTATTATATAGAGTCTACGCGATACCATTTTGTGCTTAGCTGCGTATGTCGCGGCAATTCCGGCATAGGTGAGCGCTGGGCAATGCAGGTGCGCAATAAGGCCGGTAAGTCTCCGAAAATAATCGGAGGCATTTATATGAATAAGATTGAATCACTCTATGCGATCACAGATTTGATTGAGCAGGGTCTTACGCCACAATAGGGAGGAACGTAGTATGAAAATACGCATGAAAGAAACGCGGCGCGGTACTGAGGATGGATTTAAAGTAACGCGCTATGAGTATGGCAAGGTGTATGACGTTAGCGACACTCTGGCACGCACCTTTATTAATGCTGGGTATGCAAGTCATCACATTGAGCCATTGCCAGCATCGGATAAAAATAATGGGATGACGGAGCAGGAAAAGCATCGCCTGGAGCAGCTTCGCATACAGGGGGTTATGAATATGACACATAGCGAGGTGGAGGAATTTCAGCATCTCGCTAAGCTTGGTATACGCCAGAGATTTGGCGGCGAAAGATTATTTGTGCTTGGAAGTGATTAACATAAAAAACAAACAGGGAAGGAATTATAAAATGTACTATGAAGTGATCGATGAATTTGCAAATGAATTTTTATCGTGTACGCCAGATGATGTGATTGATGATTTTTTTCGTTCTGAAAGACTGTCTCTTGAAAGAAATGCGGATTTAGAGAGTCAATCTGTTTAGGTTTATGGGGGGCTAAAATGGCTGGTTTTAATTTATTTGTAATATTTGTTATAGCGGTCTTCACCTTCCTGCTAATCACGGTACCAATCGCGGCAAAACAAAACGCGCAAATGATCGCCGCGTGTGAGGCCAAAAATGGTACCCTGGTTGACGATATTTGTGTTGTAGGGGGAGTGTCGGTTCGTGATTGATTTGGTTTTGTGGGTAACCCGCTTGGGATGGGGGCGGCTTTAAGAATACCTGTGCGGCTAATCCCGCGCTACGTACAAGCCCGCCGTCCGGCTTGGGTATAAAAGGACGGCAGCCGGTTTTGAGGGGTTTTACAGGAGGATATATGGATTATTTTATCTACAGTGGCGGTGAAGTGCATTTAACCGGAAAAGCACGTCATCAAATTACCATTACCGATTACACGATGAACGGTTTTATGGCGCTTTGCCAACAAGGTGAGATTATGCGTAGGCATGGCGTGTCGCTGTCCGTCATATATCCCTACCTGCCATACGCACGGCAAGATAGGATCATGGGCGAATATGATCCGTTCAGCCTACAAACCTTTTGTGATCTACTTAATAGCCAGAAATTTGCCTCCGTTACCATCTTTGATCCGCACAGCGATGTGGCATCAGCCCTGATTAATAATTGCAAGACCGTTCCTCAGTGGCATATAGCGCAGCAAGCTATACCGGATAGTTATTTTAATGATGAAAACGCGATATTTGTATCGCCGGACGCTGGCGCATACAAAAAGCTCTCAAAACTTATCGCGGATGATGAACGCATAGCCGTGGGTATGAAGCGCCGCGCAGCAGATGGCAGCATTGCCAATGTCGATATATTCACACGCGCTCCGCTTAGCGGAAAAACCTGTATCATTGTGGATGATATATGCGATGGCGGCAGGACGTTTATTACGCTTTCCAGGAAGCTAAAAGAGCAAGGTGCAGCCAAGGTGCTGCTTTACGTCACGCACGGCATTTTTTCGCAAGGTGTTGATGTGCTTAAGGGGTATATCGACCAGATATTTACCACCAATTCTTTTCCCAATGTAACCTCTGATTTTATGAGAGTGATAGACATCGTATGAAACAAAATCCACTTACTGCAATCGACTTTTACAAGGCCGGGCATCGCCAGCAATACCCCGCAGGCACAACTATGGTGTATTCTAATTTCACCGCCCGCTCCGATAAGCTAAAAAACATTCCCGACCGTCTATGGTGCGGCAAGGTCAAGTTTTTTGGCCTGCAATATTTCATTAAGGAATATTTGATTGAAACATGGAATGAGGGGTTTTTTAAGAGGCCCAAGGCAGAAGTGGTAGCGGTTTATAAGCGCCGCATGGATACATCGCTGGGGGTTGATTCGGTGCCGGTAGACCATATCGAGGCGCTCCATGATCTGGGGTATTTACCACTGGCTATCCATGCACTGCCGGAGGGCTGTTTAGTTCCCATCAAGGTGCCGGTGCTAACCATCTATAATACGCATCCCGATTTCTTCTGGCTCACCAATTATATCGAGTCTGTCATGTCGTGCTATCTGTGGAAGCCGATTACCTCCGCAACGATGGCGCACCACTACCGCCTGCTGCTGGATGGTTTTGCGGAGCAGACAGGCGCGGATAAGGCTTTTGTGCCGTTTCAGGCACATGATTTCTCTTTCCGTGGCATGAGCACCCCCATGGATGCCGCGCTCTCCGGCGCAGCCCATATGACCTGCTTTGTTGGTACTGATTGCGTGCCTGGTATTGATTTACTGGAAGAGTATTACGGCGCGGATTGCACTGGTGAATTGGTGGGATGCAGTGTTCCAGCCACTGAGCATTCTGTGATGTGCATGGGCGGTAAAGAAACTGAGGTTAAAACATTCCACCGCCTAATCACCGAAATCTACCCCAAGGGCATCGTGTCTATTGTTTCCGATACATGGGACTTTTGGAAGGTTATCACCGATTATTCGGTGGCGCTTAAGTCTGAGATTATGTCACGTGACGGCAAGGTGGTGTTTAGGCCGGATAGCGGTGACCCTATAAAGATTATCTGCGGGGATATTGAAGGGGAAACCATAGAAGAACGTAGGGGTGCTGTAGAATGCTTGTGGGAAATATTCGGAGGCATGGTCAACGACAAGGGGTTTAAAGTGCTGGATAGCCACGTGGGTCTTATCTATGGCGATTCTATCACGCTTGACCGCGCCAATAGTATTCTGGCTGGGCTGATGGCAAAAGGGTTCGCATCCAGCAATGTGGTGTTTGGGGTGGGTTCTTATACCTACCAGTACACTACTCGCGATACCTTCGGCTTTGCGGTGAAGTCCACTTATGGCGAGATAAACGGCAAAGGTGTGGAAATTTACAAAGACCCTATCACTGATAATGGCGTGAAGAAGTCAGCGCGTGGAGTGGTGCGTGTGGTGAACAGCAACGGCGCATATGCGCTTTATGACCAGCAGGAGTTTGCACATATTGATTGCGCCCTAGAGCCAGTGTTTATTGATGGAAAATTACTGCGCAATCAAACTTTGGGAGAAATAAGGAAGACAAAATAACCACCAAGGAGGTGTGCGGGCGTGGCGTATCCACGCATGGTAACAAGGATAGGTTGAACTGGACGCAGGGGCAACCCGAAGAGTGAGGCATCACCACCAAAACAACCACAAGCAGGTAAAACCCTGCCCGCCTCCGCCAGAATACCCGCCTAGACCGTTTATAGGGGTGATGCCTAGGCATTATGGAGAAAAACGGGACAGCTTGGAGAGACAGGCGGGAAACGCCTCCCTCAGCGCGTGACCAGCTGGGAGAGTAGCGGCATATTTTAACAGGCGCAAGCCAGAGGGGATTTTATGGGATTTGAAATACTTAAAGGGAAAACACTAAAGCAGATTATTGGCGGTGTTGGCGATGATTCTATGAAATTTATTGTTTCTGATGACGAGGAATACGAATTGTCGCATGAACAAGATTGCTGTGAATCTGTTACTATAAACGATATATGTGGCGATATTGCCGACCTAATTGGCGAGCCGATATTGCGGGCCGATGAGGTCACCTACGAAAACGAAAATCCTGATGGGGTTCCGCCAGTCGCGAAAGATTCATGGGACGATTCATGGACGTGGACTTTTTATAAGCTTGCCACAATTAAGGGTAGTGTGACTATACGCTGGTTTGGACAATCTAACGGCTATTATTCTGAGCGCGTAGATTTTAGGAAAGTGTAGATCATGACATTTCGCATAACAAAGCCCGGATTTTACCGCACACGCGATGGGCGCAAAGAGGAAGTGTTTGCTGTGTTGCCAGAGAGGGCGGGCGCAAAATTTCCCGTAATTGGCCTGGAGGGCAAAACATGGGGCGAATATGGCTTTCGGCACGAGGCACAACTAACTGATAAAGACCTCGTAGCCGAGTGGGTGGAGTCCCATAGTATTTTTTTATGGGTTACTGCAAACGGCTTTATAGAAACCGCAGAGCCACAGATTCCTGCTACAAAACACAAAATCACTCTGCGCGATGGCAAGATAGTCGATGTTACGGATGAGGCATAAAATGACGATGATACTTAAAGACAGAATAGCCGATGATATGTCAATTTTAATTCCAGTGGGTGCTGAAATACTCGCGGTTCAGGTGCAACGTGGAATGCCCTGTATTTGGTATAAGTGCGATGAAAATTCGCCAAAAGAGCGCCGTAGAATACTGATATACTGCACCGGAGAGCCAATCACGGAGAGCAATCTACGATACATAGGCACATACCAGCTATATGGCGGGGATTATGTCGCGCATGTGTTTGAGCAGATAAAAAGCGTTACGGATGAGGTGGGTGCGTGAGCATCTACTACAACGAACTTAACCCAACAGCCGCGCTGTGGCTGCAAGCGTCGATGGATGCCGGTCATATTCCGCATGGCGTTATAGACACAAGGAGCATAGAGGATGTACGGCCAGACGAGCTTTTTGGATTTACTCAGTGCCACTTCTTCGCCGGTATCGGAGGCTGGGCAATCGCGCTTCGCCTTGCAGGGTGGCCGGATAACCGTCCAGTATGGTCGGGCTCATGCCCTTGTCAGCCTTTCAGCACGGCAGGCAAAGGGCTTGGGCGTAATGACGAACGTCACCTCTGGCCAGCGTGGTTCTGGCTCATCCAGCAGTGTCGCCCTGACACAATCTTTGGCGAGCAAGTTAGCAACGCGATTACCAAAGGCTGGTGGGATGATGTGGCCACAGACTTGGAAGCAGAGGGCTACACCTGCGGGGCGGCAGTATTGCCAGCTTGCAGTGTCGGCAAGCCGCACAAAAGGGACAGGCTCTGGTTTGTGGCAGACCCCAGTAGTGGACGACTCAGTAAATCGCGTGAACGGGAAATACAACAGCCGCGGCGAGCCGAAATTGTCAGGGCAAGCGATGTGGGCTACATCCAACACAATGGACAATCTGCCGCCACGCAGTCAGGAAGCGATGGACAGGCAGTTCAGCACAACGCGCAAGGGCAGAACGGCGCCAGCGAATCTGAGGGAGCAGGTATTGCCGGAGATGTGGCCAACGCCTTCCAGTCGAGACTGGAAGGACACGCAGGGAATGACAGCGCAGCGGAAGGATGGGAAAAGCCGTATGGATCAATTGCTGAGAGTAATTCCCTCCAATGGCTCACCTGCCCAGACGGAAAGCAAGGGCCAGTTAAATCCGGCATTCGTTTGCTGGTTGATGGGCTACCCGGAAGGCTACGAAAAGCTGCTTTACACGGCTATGGAAACGCCATTGTCCCGTATCTCGCAGCGGAATTTATTGAAGGATGGAAGGAAACACAATGACCAATGAACCAAACTATAAGCAGATACTCATAGACCTCGGTGCGGGCGCGTACCTTGCTGACCATATGGGGGATATGGCAGATGATATTTTTGACGCGCTTGTGAAAGCAAAAATTATCACCCTTGATGAAAGCCGCACAACGGGCGATCTGAATGAGCTAAGAGAACTTCTTTTATCAAAATATCCCGCAAAAGAGGAAACACAATGACAAACTATAAACATAAGATACAGGGGTTGGAATTATATGGCCACAAAAAAGAAGTGTAATTTTTCGGTGAGGGTGCGCCGCGAGGGTAGCGACGGCCAGTTATTTAGCGAACTGGTGAGACTTGATGTGGATGGCAAGCCAATCCAGGGAAACGCCGTTGTCATTGACCGCGTTAAGGGTACGCAATTCAACGCAAAAACAGTTGTTTTTCGTGCAGAACGCCTTGCTGACATTCTTGGGGTAAAGATTGACATTGATTATGAATGGCCGTGCATTGCATTGAAAAAACTTATGTGCAGATGCCCACGCTGCATTGGTGCGGGGGTAGCATGACCAACGAAAGACAGATTAAGGCGGTGGCTGAGGCTATATACTTGGCAAGCGCATACGCTGTATCTCATGGCTTAGTTAGAAATAAATTCACATATCTTGCAAAAGCAGCAATTGATGCAAGCGATGCCCAGTATATTAAGGGGCTGGTGGGGGCGCTAAACCAATGCCAACAAGTAATTCTGCCGAGCAGATAAATCTAACGCCTATATCTATTGACGAGATACGGAGCCGCTTATGACCCTATACATCCTGCTCCACCTCTGCGCGGCTGTTGTTGTTTTGGGGATATGTGCCAAGGTCGATAAGTTAATAACAGGAGAGAATGTTGCGTTTTGCGCGTATGATATATTTAGAACCGGTTACACCTTGTTCTATCCCGATGGGATAATGGACCTTAATTATTTTTCATATACAAAGACTTGGTGTATTGAAAATATTGAAAATGGATACGGCGAATACTGGCCCGCACTCAGGAAGCGTGGGTTTAGTGTGCGTAAAATTATAGCAAGAGAGGCAAAAAAATGACCATACCACCCACATCAGCATTTGACGTAACGATTTTTACAGAATCGTGCGTTGATTATGTGGGTATCATCATGCCTATTGTATATTTTAAACCAAGCGGCGAACGTGATGAATTTAACGTAAAAATAAACATGATGCGCTATGACCTAGGGGAAGGCATATGATACCGTACACACACATTCGCGCTGCTGAGGCGGCTATATACAGCGCTGATTATGCCGGAATAAAGGATGGTGCTGCTATAGCAAAGACGGTACTGGAAGCCCTGCCCTACGCTGAGTTGCTGGCGTTTTATGAAGCGGTGACAGAAGCAGGCTATGTTATTTCCCGCGAATCTGGCGATGCGGCAACACAGGTAGAGCAAAAACTCAAAGCCTTGGAGGGCAAGTAATATGAAAATTATTGAAGTACCAAAAGGCGTGCGTCGCATATTTCTTGCTACAAGGGATGATCCGTTCTCTGGCACATTAAGAAATGGGGAAATGATTGTTGTTTT